AAATCTAAACATATTTTTTCAAAGTAGGAGATAACAATGTCAAGAGGATTAACTAGTGGTTTCTTGACAGAATTATCTGCTTCTTCTTTAAAACCTTTTCTTGCAATGAAAGCAGAGTTTTTAGAGGGAGATGTAAGACTTTGGACAGGTTATGGAGATATATCTATTAATTCTGAAACTTATACAGGGGGTGGTACTCTTTTGGGTGTTTCTGGTGTTGAAGAAACATCTGAAATCAAAGCTACTGGACTCAATGTTTCTTTGTCTGGTGTTGATAGTTCTATTCTTGCTATTGCTTTAACTGCAAATTATCAAAACAGGACATTTACTTTATATTTAGGCATGTTAAATGAATCTCACGCCATAGTGGCAAATGTATATCAGTTGTTCCAAGGAAGAATGGACACTATCAGTATTAATGATAGTTCTGATACAGTTCAATTTACTCTCACAGTAGAATCAAGGTTGATTGATTTAGAAAAACCAAATGAAACACGATATACTGGAGAAGAACAGAAACGATTATTTGCTGGGGATTTAGGATTAGATTTTGTTGCTGACTTACAAGATAAAGTGATAAACTGGGGTGGCAAATGAGATTACCTAATTGGGAAAGCAAACTTAATAATTATATTCATGAAAACCAATTTAAAGCTTTCCAGTATGGATTAAACGATTGTTGTAGTTTTACTATAAAAGCACAGAAGATACTTACTGGTAGTACCTTATTTGCAGAATTTGATGGTACTTATAAGGATTTAAAAGGTGGTAAAGCAATATTAAACAAACTTGGATATAAAACTTGGATTGGTGCTTGTAACGATAGACTCGAAAAAATTACAATTCCTTTTGCTAAACGAGGAGATGTTGTTTCCATGAGAACTAATGATAGTTTTGCTATGGGAATTTGTATGGGTAAATATGGTGCATTTATAGGTGAACAAAAAATGGAATTTATATCACGAGAAGAATTAAAACTAGCATGGAGGATTGACTAATGCCACCAGTAGTTGCCGCAGTTGCCGCTACAGCTATATCAGTTGCTAGTGCTGGTGGTGTAAGTGCTTTTGTTGCTGGTTCAATGTTTGCCAGTTTGGGAACATTTGGAGCATTAGCCGCTACTTTTGCAGTAAATCTTGCTGTAGGTGCTTTAATGTCTATGGCAACAAAAGCACTATCTCCTAAACCAAAAATACCTAATTTATCTGCTAATTTTTCTGATTTAGGTTCTTCTGCTTCTGGAAGATTGGTTAATGTTAAACAAGCGATTATGACACGACAAGTTGCATATGGTACTGTAAGAATGGCAGGTAGTTTAGTATATGTAGAATCAACTGATAATGATGAATTTCTACATTTAATTTTTGCTATTGCTGGTCATGAAATCAATAGTTTTGAAAGTTTTTTAATTAACGAAGATTCTGTGGAAATTGATGGAAATGGTTTTGTTACTACAAGTAAGTATGTTGATGGAGATACAAAATTTATAAGATTAAAAACTCATTTAGGTGCAGACGATCAAACTGCTGATAGTGATTTAATATCTGAATCAAATTCTCTATGGACAAGTAATCACAGACTTAGAGGCATTGCTTATATTTATGCACGATTAAAATTCAGTAATGATATTTTTCCTAATGGTATTCCAACTATATCTGCCATTATACAAGGTAAAAAGGTTTATGACCCCAGAACAACATCAACAGCATTTTCTTCAAACCCAGCATTATGTATAAGAGATTTTTTAACAAATACACGATATGGACTGGGTGCTAAAACTTCTGAAATAAACGATACTTCTTTTACTGCTGGTGCAAATGTTTGTGATGAAACTGTGACTTTAGATGTTGCACGAACAAAATCTTTTAATACAGAAACAAGTGTATCTTCTGCAAACGAAACTATAACTATCAATGCTCATGGATATTTTACTGGAGATGCAGTTCAATATTCAAATGAAAGTGGAACAAATTTAACAGGACTTACTTCTGGTACTACTTATTTTGTTATAAAATCAACTGCTAACACTTTTAAATTAGCAACGAGTCTATCTAATGCAAATGCTGGTACTGCAATAAATATTACTGCCGCCAGTACAGGAAATGGACAAACTCAACTCTTTAAACGATTGGTTGAAAATAGATATGAAACACATGGTGTTATTGATGTTGGAGAAACACCAGCAAAAATATTAAATGATATGACTTCATCATGTATTGGACTTGTTACTTATTCTGGAGGTAAATGGAATATAAAAACTGGAGAATATGTTAGTCCTTCTGTAACATTAACAGATGATGATTTAAGAGATGCAATATCTATTACAACACGAAATACAAGACGAGATAGTTTTAATGCTGTTAAAGGAATATTTGTTAATCCAGATAATTTTTATCAACCCACAGATTTTCCAAGTGTTACATCAAGCACATTTAAAGCAGAAGATAATAATGAAGAGATATTCTCTGACATTGAGTTGTCATTTACAACTTCACCATCTATGGCACAACGAATAGCAAAAATCGTTCTTTATAGAGCAAGAGAACAAATTACCTTAAATTATCCCTGTAAAACAACTGCTTTTAATTTAGAGGTTGGTGATACTGTTAACATAACCAATGCACGATTAGGTTTTAGTGCAAAACCTTTTGAAGTTGCTGGTTGGTCATTTGCTCAATCCCAGATGGGAGGAGGAATGGGGTTAGGAGTTGATTTAAACTTACGAGAAATATCTTCTGCTGTTTATAATTGGAGTGCAGATGAACAAGCAATCATTTCTAATAATTCAAATTTACCCAATGCTTTTACAATTCCAGCACCTACTTTGAGTGCCTCTGATATTTTAACAACTTTCAACGAAGAAGCAATCTCAACACTAATTGCTGATGTTTCAACTGTGAATGGATTTACAGACCAATTTGAGGTACAGGCAAAACAATCAACAGCAGATACTTATGTAAGTATGGGTAGAAGTTCAGACAGTAGATATGAACTTCTTAACGTGCAAGATAATGTTACTTATAATATAAGAGCAAGAGCAGTTAGCACTTTAGGAGTAAAATCCCCATATACCTCTGTAGATCATCTGGTAATTGGTAAATCTGCTCCTCCAGCAAATGTTGAAGATTTCTCTGTTAATATTGTAGGGGAAGATGCACATTTATCATGGACTCCTGTTGCTGATTTAGATTTATCACATTATAAAATCCGTCACAGTAAATTAACTTCTGGAGCAACTTATGCAAATTCTATGGATATTGTTCCTAAGGTTGCAAGACCAGCACAATCAATAACAGTTCCAGCAGTAACAGGAACATATTTTTGTAAGGCTGTTGATAAAACTGGAAATACATCATTACAAGAAGCAAGCAGTGTAGCAATTATTGATAAAATACCTTTTCAGAATGTAGTGGGAACATTCAATGAAAATCCTACTTTTACTGGAACAAAAACAAATATTGTTAAAACTGCAAGTAATAAATTAGTTTTAGACACGACTAATCTTTTTGAATCTATATCTGGAGATTTTGATGATGCTGATGGAAATTTTGATGCTGGAGGAGGGGCTATTGTTGCTACTGGAACTTATGAATTTGCTACAAAGTTTGACACAGGAGGAAAGTTTACTTCAAAACTTACACCAGATTTTGATGTATCAAGAGAAGATAATGCAACATTTTTTGATGATGCTGTTGGAGATTTTGATGCAAAGGTTGGGTTCTTTGATGGAGTATTTGATTCAACAACAGTAGAATTTTTTGTTGCTACCACGAATGATGATCCAGCAAGTGGCAGTGCTACATTTACTGATTTTAGAAGGTTTATATCTGGAGATTATACAGCAAGAGGATTTAAGTTTAAAATGGTGATGAACAGTACAGATGTTAATGCAACTCCATTGGTCAATACTTTAGGTATGGAAATTGATATGCCAGATAAGACACAAGCAGATGATGATATAGCTAGTGGAACTGCATCAGGTGGAAAAGCTGTAACATTTGCTTCAGCTTTTAAAGAATTAAAAGGACTAGGAATTTCTGCAAGTAACTTGGCAAGTGGAGATTTCTATGCTATAACGAATAAAAGTGCTACTGGTTTCACAATTAAGTTTTTTAATAGTGGTGGTTCAGTTATAAATAGAACTTTTGATTATGTGGCTAGAGGTTTTGGAGTTTTATCAACTTAGGAGATATATATGAGTCAAAATGACATGGTAATTGCAAATCAGACCTTTCCGAGTTTTAGGTCAGATTTGAACAGTGCTTTACAAGCATTGGTAACAAC